GGCACAATAGTTTTATAAGCAATCTCACCTTTCCAAAATAGGAAAATTGAGGACAAATAACCAATATAATCCAATTTCGCCCAAATAGACACATCGTATCCATCTGGGTAAAAAGTAGACTTAAAAAGCGTATTAGTCGACCAGGGCACGGGAAATGCTAACTTTCGCCAAGTGTAATAGGTATCTTCACTAGGTGAATCCCAGGCAGTACTGCCTCGAGACCAAATTGACATCAAATCTTCAATAGTTGTCAATGGCTTCAAAAGGCCAGCATCGGGGGTATTATAACAATCCACCATCTGAAATTCTCCACCCTGTATAGAATTTATCTGTACCTGCGAATATACTATGTTTGGGTCTTTCTTCTTTTTGGGATTCGCAATAACGACTGACTTCTCCAAATCACTTGACGGCGCAGTGTATCTCGGATTCAACGACACACCGGGTGCGACGGGTTGGAAAAGTTTAAAATCATTACCAATCGTGTAAAAGACAAAACAAGGTATAACGGGAGTTGCATCGAGCATGGTCGCTCGCACGGTAAGTGTTGCTGAAACATAAGTCGTAGCCGCGTCATAGATATCAGTTATCGTATTTGCCACTCCATACGTACTATAATCATCATGGGTAAGATATGGCATAGGTACTGTCACTGTCTTACTACCAGAGAAAACGGTACGATGAGTGTCATAAGAATTAAATCCTTCTCGCGTGGGAACTGTCGTACTTACGTTATAAGTCAACACAGTAGTGAATTCACACTCTACCATGGCATGGCCGCATATAACAAAATGCATCATAACGGTTCCCCGCCAATGTCTAGCTAAGGGTTTAAAATACCTTATCCAAGTTGTGGCTGGGAAATTTTGTCCGTCAATATCAACAATTTGATTATGATTCGCCCAAATATTATTGCTTAAAAAGCAAGATGATGAGCTTAGGCCAGTAGCCGTGAAATAACCAATTGGTGCTGGTCTGCTGAGAAAATGATTGATGTGATGAGCATCTTTTCCTCGCACAGGAGCACCTACTGGTCGTCCACGACGTGTGCCAAAAATAGGCATGATAGGTGATCTTGATGTAGAGAGGGTATCTCCGAGTGTAGAAGTTAACGTGGCAACGGTTTGTCCTCCGAAGCCTACGTAGTCACTTTCTTCCTCATGGTTAGAAGGTTCTCCTCCTCCACCAGTATCACCTTCACAAAGAAAGCCAGTAGTTTCACAAACTTTCGATTTGACATAAGCAGTTCCTGCTTCTGTCGCTTCTTTCATAAGTTGATTACCGACTTGATTAAGTAAGGGTTTGGCAACATTTTCAAACATTCCAGATTGGGCGAACTGTACTTCAGTTCCACCGCCAGGGTCTGCGATGCAAGGTCCAAAAAACTTCATTCCATTGAACTTGCAATAGCCTTTAACGGCTACACCATAGCTGGTGACTGACGTCACCCATGCTAGGAATATTTTATTCAAACATAGTATTGGGTCTCCAGCAAGAAACTGGGCTGCTATGTTCGGAACGCTGCCTTCGGGCTTATATCCCGACGGATCAAGTAACCAGTCTATGTTAAACATAGGATATTTAAATGACCAAGGAAATGTCATTTTAACATCGTAACTTTCTCCGATATCAACAAAGTGAGAATCTTCACGTAACATGATTTGGGAATTTGTAATTCCGACAAGATCGTCGGTCCACAAGCCCCAATTCGAGCAATAAGGAATAATTGCACATGTGAATGCTCCGGTAAGATTCTTAGGGGCAGTAAAAGTAAGACGTACATCAATTGTATCCCACCTAAAATAAGCATACCTTCTCATGAGATTATTTGTTTGTTCTCTTAGAAGTATAGTCATTAGTTGGAAAGATTGATTTGGAGATCCTCCTGATGGAGAGAATGATAATGGGTTTTCGGGCCATATTTCAAACTCTCTATTAAACCAGGGGTAATCTTCAGAGTACATCCTCTTAATAATAGGGACGAAGCTATCGATGGGTTCAGAAGCGATAACTTCGGGTCCTACTACAGTGGATAAACCAGAATCTGTAGTAGTAGTAGGGTTTTGAGCATCTTGTAATGAATCGGCGTAACAGTTTACTCACGTTGCGTTAGGTGTTACTCCCTGCGCAACAGTTAAAGTGTCTGGGGATGACGGGCCGTCCTTAGGACTAAGTGCGTCGATAATACCGTATGCGACACCATACGATATACACATTTTATTGAGTGTGCGCTCATCCAATACAATAGTTAACTATAGATAGCGAAGGTGTCATTATATGACACCGTCCTATCAAAGCCTGGTACAACTATTGGTAAACGTTTCTCAGCTACGGTGCGACAAATCCAATCATAAATTGGTCTCGCCTCATCATAGTGGTACTCTCTTAACTCTCGAATAACATTACCGATGTTAATCTCGAGCTGCTTGTAAACAAAATCTTCAGTTACGTCGATTCCTTTCTGTTTACGTACATAAAAGAGTTGAGCTAATAAAGAATCACGTGCTAAAGGAGCACAGATCATGCCGGGGAATTTTTCATGAGGTCTAAACTTTCGAGAAAGAAAGTCAACATCATCAATATTCAGCAATCCATCTGTAACTTCACCTTTATCAGTGCTTGTTAAAGTAATACCATAAAGCTTTTTAAAAGCCATGGCAACATTCTTTGGGGTCCACCATTCATACTCACACGACATACTTAAATTGTCGTCACTGTAAAGCTCACATATAAAATCAACTTTGAACGTAGTGCGCGGGTCAACGCCATTTTGTTCAGCCAACCAATAGTAAGCAATCACATGAAATAAGTAATTATAAATAGTGTTCAATATAGTAGTCAGCCAGTTCCCAGATGTGTTTCCACGTCCGAGAACATAACCTTTACCATAGGCACAGCGTAAGCCTTGCAGGCATGACGCTATGGCCCAAAGAATGAGTTGAGATGTGAAGGAACCGGGGACATTACACGCAGGGTAAAAAGTACATATCCAAGGTACAATCACATAAAGAAAAGGAAAAGATTCACAATAATCCCATCCACTAACATCGCTAGCATTAATTCCAT